TACCACCCATTGCTAAAGGTTTTAAACCTTTTTCTGCATCAGGTGTATAATTAGAATAAATACCGTCTGCTGTTATTTGATCATAGTATTGTCCGTCAGCAGGATTGAAAAACATTTTTTCTACTAACGTGTCCGTGTAATCACCTGTACCGTATCGTGAACCGTATCTTTGATCAACTGGTGTCATTGGATTTGTATCTACTGGTTCAGGCTTGTCTGCTTTGTAAGCCATATAACTTCCAAGTGCTGGAAGTAAAGCTGATGCTATACCACCAAGTGCGGTTGGTGTAGCATTTCCTTCTGCATCTTTTCCAACAAAACCACTTCCTATAGTTTTTGCTAAATTAAATCCTTTTTGTCCAAGACCTAAAATACCTCTTCCTGGAATAATTCCACTTGTACCTGGTGCAGTGGTTGCTGCTTGACCAGCAAAGTTCCCTAATAAACTTTTTCCAAAACTTCCTAGTTTAGCTAACGGACCAATTCCACCTGCTGCGCCACCAGCGCCGCCGAACATTCCAGCTAACGGACCTGCGCCCATTAAACCTGCTCCACCTAATCCTAATGCTGCAATACCCGCAATTGGGGCTGCTTTTTTTGCTACGTCTCTGACTTTTCTAAAAAACTTTTTAAACATGTACTCCTTGGCAATTCATGATATTGTCTGATTTTGCAAGGAAGGTCAACCTTGATGTATTAAACCTATTTTATTCTATATTTATATGCAAATTCCGTGTAATGTGCAATGAGAAATATGGAATTTGACATAAAGAAAGCGCCTATGGTCCGTGTTACGTGGTTAGATGCCCGTGATATGGAGACAGGTTGGCTTCCTATAAAAGAAATTAGAGAGGCTCCTTTAGCAACGTGCCAAGAAGTTGGTTGGTTAGTAACCGATACACCTGAAAAAGTAGTTGTTATGCGTTCATTTTGTGTTGACAAAGACGATAATCATGGAGGTGGCGCTATAGCAATACCAAAAGGTTGGGTAACGAAAGTAGAATATTTAGAGGTAATTTATGGAAAAGGAAGCTACCATTAACAGTTTGTTTGGTGAAACTATTTATTTCGCCCACATAATAAACAATGATGAAGATACGGCAAAACATGTTGAATCTTTTGTAAAAGAAAAACCAGGAAGAACAGCAGCTACTACGGATGTTAAAGGTAATACACACTTTACTGATTTAGAAGAAGCGAAGGATAACTTACATAAAGATAAAAAATATAAAAAATTGTTTAAAGAAATAGGAACAAACATTAACGCTTTTTTAACAGCTAAAGGATATAGTAATGATAAATTTGATGCTCACATAACTAAAGCGTGGGCTACTTACACAGTAAAAAATCAACACATTGCGAGTCATAAACACACGGCTAGTCATTTTAGTTTTGTGTATTATGTGCGTAATGATGACATGGGTAACATACGATTTGAAAAAGAACTGGCTTCACAAACAGGTTTGTTTATTCCTCCTACTGATCAATACATTGTTAATTGGAATCAATTTAATTTTTCTAGTTATATATTTCCTGTAAAGACTGGAAACTTTATTATTTTTCCTAGTGGCTTGCTCCACTACACAGAAATAAATACAAAAGAACAAGCAAGAATAAGTATAAGTGGTGATATACTACTTACAATGAAAGCCGGGGTAAAAACAGAACACTGTATACCTCATCCAAGTGGCTGGGATACTATTTCAAATTAATTGTCAAGAAAACAATTATAAAAAGATTACTTGATAATTATCACAGACGTGTTTAAATTAGATCTCACCCAAAAAATTATAAATCAGGAGATATTATGGATAATCAAGAAGTATTGAAAGCTATAGCTGTCCTCGCAGATAAGGTGAGCCGCTATCATGAACGTTTATTAGCATTAGAAAGAGATCACAAAAGACACACAGACGGGTGTTCGTGTCAAGAAAAACCAAAAGAAATAGCTAAAGGTCCTGATTATCCAAGTGCAGGAAGACCATTAACAGAAGATGAAAGAATGTTTGTTCAATCAAATATAGCAAAACATAAGGCGGCGGCAAATGGATCCTAATTGTCCTACTTGTGGTTGCGAAAAAGAAAAGTGCATCTGTGATGACTTCTGTGAAAACTGTGGTGCTTAATCTTTAGGATTTTTAGTTTTTCCAAATACATCTGGTAATTTAGTTACCTTAATCATTATATTTGTTTCAATATCATCTTGCGTTGTATCTGTATGTTTATTAGCAACATCTAATTTTGCTTCTTCTTCCGAACTGTAATCAGCTCCTGTTTTTTTATTTTTAACTTCTCTGTGAACTTCTGGTGTAAGAATAGGTACATCTTCACCATTAATGTTTTGTACTCCAACTTGTTTTGAATCTTGTACTTTTTTAAATACCATTATGTTATCTCCATAAAATTAATTAAAATTTTAACATCAGCTCCTGTTAATTTTATTTGATCCGCTTGTTCAAGAACAACAGGACCTTCTAAAACTTGCGTCTCAGCAGCATCTCCTAAACTGTCTTTATATAACTCTACCTCTAAATTAGAATTACTTGAATCTAGCATTGTAACTGTCGTTGCCACAGCTCCACCAGATTGATTAGATAAGTAAATACTTTTTACTAAAGTAGTAGTTGGCAACACAGGAGGTTGCGAATTTTGATCCGCAGTCGGAACAGTGTAAACTGTTCCTGTTCCCTGTAAGGTAGCACTTTTAAATAAATCAGCCAAGGAACCACGTCCTTGCTGTCGATTCGTCTTTTATATCTTGTTGATAACCAAAATTTAATTGCTGTACTATTTGCTCTAGCAACCGTGTAAGTATATCAATTACAGTAGGTTGATATTCAGGTGTTGCTTGAGGAAATCGTGTCGTTGTTATTTTTGCCATTATCTGCCTCCGTCTGGTTGAACATCAAGTCTAAGTGTTCCGTATCGCCATTTATCACCTACAGCATCACTGTCAATACGAATATTTGCTTGTCTTCCTCTACCTCTTATATCAAATTTTTCTGTAGTAGGCACTACAGTTCTTGTTACGGAAGTAGTAGTAGTTGAACTAGGATAAGTCTTAAAGTTGATTTTAAGATCCACGGATCCAGTCAAATCTTTAAAGTTAGGTATGCCTCTTCCTATATGTAAGAATGGTTGACCATCTGCAATGTCAAAATCTCCTGATTCAATAAATGCATTTATAGCTGTTGTAACATTATCATTACCTGTTTCATGTTGATAAAGTGTTGTTGCTCCTGCTGTCAAACCATTAATAACATTATTGTTTGCAGTAGCTGTTGTAGAATATTCTGTTGCATATGGTTTTTGATACACACCATAATCAAGCCACGTTGTTCTAGCTAAACTACCAGTTGACCAACAATCTTCTAAATAATTATATGTTACATATCTATCAATTTGCGTTGCATTATTTGATGTATAAAACCAAGTTACTTCATTAAATTCAGAATTAACAGCAGCAAAAGTTTCTGGTTGATTTGTAATACTAAAATCTTCAAACACATAATCTTGAACACTACAAGGCATTTTAGAAATAGCACCATCGAATTTATAAAAAGAATTTTGAGACATCCAAAAAGCTGTACCATTTACATCTACAGCAGAGTGTAATGAAACAGCTCCACAGTTTGCACCAATTTGAGTTAAGTTAAATGTAAAAGGTGCGCCAACAAACTGTAATGCATTGAGAGATGTATCTGTCCAAACAAGAACAGCATTACGTGATCTAACAGCTGTTATAATTTTAGAACCATCTTGCACTCTAAATGAACCTGCTGTGTTTGTAGCAGTTGGTGACCATGTATTATAATCTTCTTGAGAAGCAAAACGTAAAAATAAATCATCTTGTGTATTACTATTACCTATAGTTGTTTCTGTGCCAAATAAAAATACATGACGATCAGGCATAGATACTAAATTAAATCGTGAAACTGTAGGTGCATTAGAAATAACTGCTGCCGGCGTTCCTGTTCCTACAGAAGTATCCCATCTAAAAGTATTTCCATTATTAACAGTAGCTAATAGATCTTCACCAAAATTATCAAAAGACCAATTACGTCCATCAATTGTTACGTTAGAAGTAGAACGAGCCGTGCCCCATGCTTCTTTACCCCATTGCCAAGTACCCCAACCATAACCATATTGAGAAACAGCGGTTCCTACAGAAATTTGATAAGTAGCTGTGGCTGTTTCACTTGATGTTCCTGTACTTGTAGCAGCGGTTGCTGTGGTAATTGTGTAAGTATTAGCATCGGGAACAGTTAATATTTGATATTCTGCATCCATCGTTGCGGCAGGTATTCCATTTACAGCTCCTGATGTTGAAGAAATTGTTACAAAATCTCCTACATCAGCGCCATGACTTGGATCAGTTACTGTAACACTTGTACTAGAAAATGTTTCAAAACCTGTAATAGAGCCTGTAGCTCTAACTGGTGTAATGTCGTATGCTACACCTTCTGTGTAAATATATAATTTTCTATCTGTTCCGATGGCCGTGTATCGTACACCGTTAAGATCGGTCCATGCGTGCATATCTCGTGCAACACCAACCAATGTGTTTTGAATAAGTTTAATCCACCCACCAATTTTTTCTGGTAATCCATATCTAAAACGTACAAAATCAGAATCAGTCCAACGACCTGCTGCACCATATTCTGTGTCTTGTTTATCTATACCAGGGGCAAATGCTATTTTTGTTAGAGGCATTATGCAATCCTCACAAATCTATATACAAGTTCACCATCACCACCAGTATTACCTGAGTTTTCTTTTCCACCACCACCAGCGCCAGAACCAAATTGTCCTGCTGAACCTTGACCACCTGAGTTTCCACCACCACCTCCGGCTACATTTCCATTATAAGAAGCAGCGCCGTCAGCCCCAGCTATACTACAGTTATCACCACCACAATTGGGAGCATTACTAGCTCCACCTGTAGGAGTTCCTTCTGCTCCAGCTCCACCAGCATTAAAACTTCCAGCACGACCTGTATTAAATGTTGTAATATTAGTACCATCAACAGTCGTTCCTGTTGATAAAGAAGTTGATATTGTTGCTGCGCCTGCTTGTCCTGACGTTTGTGTTGCTAAAGGTCCTTGAACGTAACCACCTGAATATGATGATCCTGTGCCACCACCTAAAGAAAATAGTGAGCCTGTGCTAGCACCAGTTAAACTTGTTAATGACCCTCCTGAAGCAGAAGCAGTATAATTAAATCCTGAATTAGATCCTGCTGCTCCACCTGATCCAACAACAGCTGTTAAAACTTCTCCACCTACAACTGTAAAAACTTTATCGGATACATACGCACCTGATCCTCCGCCACGACCACCTTGTTCTCCTCCCCCTTTATCATAACCAAGACCATTCATTGATCCTCCGCCCCCTGCTACCGCTTGTTTAACATGAATAGCATTAGCATTTGAGGGAACAGTAAAACTTGTTGTACCTGAACCTGCAGTTGTAAAACTTGCAGGTGTATCAAATAAAGTAAAAACAGTTCGCCATGAACCGCCATCTTTTACATAAGCATTTGTAATTGTTTTATTA